TTAATTTAATAAAGGTAAATTGTTATGATAAGAACCATGTATTTCAATAGTTTCAGGTGAATTAGAAAGGAATTTACCATATCTTCTTAAATGATAAGGATATGGAGGAACTTTTGTTGCCTGTTTTATTGAGGATTGATGTTGTTTTTTTACTGAAGTCAACCATAATTTAGTTTTCAAATTTGGTTTCTTCTCTATAGCATTTATTAAACAATGTGTAATTGATGGTTCTTCTTTGTTATTAAAAGTATAAACTCTATTAGAATTATTATTATTTTCAATATCGAATGAATTTAGAGATTGTAAATATTCAACTCCTGGTACATATTTTATATATTTATATGAACCATCAAAAATAGATAATAATGTTTTTAAATCTAATCTATACACTATATTGTTTTCTACCATACAATTTGTAATAAAATCTAATATTTGATAATTTTTAAGTATGCTTTCTGTTCTTTCTCTTAAACTATTGTTATTACTTTCTAAACCACTAATAATTTCTTCATTACTTGATATAATATGTCTGTAACTTTTAATTGCACTATAATTGCTTGCATATTTTAATCTTTTATATTCTGATTGTAACTCAAAAAAATCTATAGTATCAAACAGATGGAAATGATTAATTAAATAATAGAATACAATACCTAATGAGTAAATATCAGTTTTTTTAGCATGATCTATATTCTTCGAATTAGGAGATCCTTCAAATAATAATGATGGATCTATATATCCTGTAGTTCCAACTAAGGATAGTGGATAATTATTATTATTATTACTGGGAGGACTTTTACATGTATTTATATTTCCATGTTTACCACATGAGAAACCAAAATCTACATATTTAATAACTGGTACATCAATTGGACTTAAATCATCGTCTATTCTAAAATAACTCTCTGTTGTTACTATAATATTATTCATTTTAATATCTCTATGAATAATATCATATTTATGTAGGAAACTTAAACCTTTTAATAACTGTTCAAATAATTTTAAATAATATAATATTCCATTAGATCTAGATTTAATTATATGTGGTATTATAGATTGTATATAATTATTAGTTAATTCTATACCCTCTACAAATTCACTTATTAATACATAAACACTTCTAGTTTCACCAGATAAATACAATTTTGCAAAATTGTTACTACCATCTTGTCTTGGATCTAATTCAGATTTTTCTGTTAATTTCAATAAATTTTTAACCTCTTCATAAAATCTTGGTTTTATTTTAGGATCTCCAAATTTATTTATATATTTAATAGCAAATTCTCTATTATTATTATTTTTACGTAATAATTCTCTGTATGAATCAGTACCAGAATCTTCTAGTTCTACTTTAAAAACACGTCCTTGACCTCCTTCACCAACTAGTTTTACTATTTTAAATTTTATACCATATTCATCTCCTAAATTAATTGTTTCTCCAATTTCTAATACTGTTCTTTCGATTCTAATTGGTTGTTGTATATCAAAAATTGTTTTTGGTTCTGGTTCTGGTGCTGCTGCTACATTTCCTGGTTTAGATACAGCAAATCTACCTACTTTTCTTTTTGGTTCTGGTTCTGGTGCTGCTGCTACATTTCCTGGTTTAGATACAGCAAATCTACCTACTTTTCTTTTTGGTTCTGGTTCTGGTGCTGCTGCTACATTTCCTGGTTTAGATACAGCAAATCTACCTACTTTATTTGCTGGTGGTTTTGCTGATGCTGATGCTGATTCTAAACTTAATTTATTAGCAGCATTAACTAATTCCTTAGTACTAGTATTATTATTATTAGGACCACTACCTCTTTGATTTTTTTTAGATCTTACTTTTTTACGAAATATATTTTTATTTGAATGTTTTTTATTTGATTTTAAATATGATTTTGATGATTTTTTTAGCAACCTTTTAGAAAGTTTTCTTGGCATTGATATATATATATAATAATGTAGAAAAATAAAATATTATATTATTATAATTTTATTGAAAAAATAATTAAAAATTACTCATTATTTCAGTATATTTTTATTTACAAAAATAATTATTCTTTTAGGAATAATTATTTTTCCATAATTTTTTTATATGATTCTAATTTATTTATAGATACAACAAATTATTTTGCTTCATAAGTTGTTGTATCATTTAAAAAACGCATTTTTGGGTGATTTTTTTTATTAATAAATGGTCTTGTTAAAGTAATATAATATTGATCATTAAATCCTGCTAAAGAATGACATTTTTCATACATTTGAAAACATATTTCATAACCTCTTTCTAATCTATTTGTATATGGAGAATGAAATTTATCATCAAAAAACTGATATAATCTATGAGATAAATATTTATTTTGTAATCTTAATTTCAATAATGTATCTCCATTAATTAAATTCATAACATCTTTATCTGATTTATTTTTTAAAGTTTGATAAATATCATCTAAACTAATTAATTGTAAATCATCCATTTCTGTAAAGTTTTCTTTTTTGTAATACTTTGTTGGATTAGCAATAATCATATTATAATTTCTAAAAAAAGTTGGTATTACTTTTTCAACATTTGGAACAAAAACAACATATATTCTATACATTCTATTAGTTTTAAAAGGTATATCTATTTGGAAAAACCCTTTCTTAAGTAAAACCTTTCTATTTTGCCAATTAAGAGTGTGTGAAGTTTCTTCATCTAATTCCATTAAAGCATTGTCTTCTATTGATATCCTACGAGTTTGAAGACCACCTCCAAATTCTTCGTATACTGGTATCATAAATTTATTTTTGAAATAAAGACTCTTGAATTTTTCTCTTCCTAATAAAAAATATGGTTTATTATACTTACTAGTCATTACTAGAACTCCAGCTCCAGTAATTCTTCTTATTGGTTGACTAGGTTCTTGACTTTCTATACTTGAAGTTGAACTTGAAGACATATAAGATCTTTATATATTAAAGAATTTATTTTTAAAATGAAAAAATATTAATTTAAATTTTATCAAAACTATAAGCATCAGAACCAGTACCAGTAACTACAGCATCTATATGTATTCTCCATTTATTCGATGCTACACATTGACATTCAATTAAAGAGCCTAAACCATGTTGACAATTATCATCATGACCAATTATTCTTAAAGCATTACATATACTATTACTAGTTCTAATTAATCCACTTTTATTTAATCCAAATGAACCAGTGCTTAAATACTCATTATCTTCTTTGGTACGTATAATTATTCCATCATCTGTTTCTAATGGTATTAATTGAAGAAAAGTATATCTAGTACCTAAAGGAATATTACTTGTAGAAGGTAATATTAAAGTATATGTATTACCAATATTTTGACCTAAAAATATTGTTTTTCCGTTATCTAAAGCATTTATATTAGTATCAGAACTAATTACAAGAGAACTATCACTATTTGTTGGTAATATAGAGGCATTTGACTTACTACATAATTGAAGAGTATCTAATTTTAAATCTGTAAAAAATTCAGACATATATACATATTAAATTTATAATTTTAAATTAATAAAAATTATTTATAATTCTGTAAAAGAATAAGTATTATTACCATTACCTAAAACTTTATTATTAACCTGAATTAACCATTTATTTCTTGAAATTATTTGACATTCTATTACAGTTCCAATCGAATGGGAACAATTTGTTGCTGTACCTGTTGCTGTTATTATATTTTTTATATCATTTGATGGTCTTAAAATAGTATTATCAGTTGTATTATCTCTGACATACGAACCAGTACTAAAATATTCATTATTTTGAAAAGTTCTAATTATTAATGAATCATTAGAATTAAAACCTTCTTGTACTAAAGTGTATCTTGTTCCTAAACATAATTTAGAAGTATTTGGTAATGTTATAGTTATAGGACCTCCTGAATTATCTTGAATAAAACAAGTTTTCCCAGAATCTAAACCTGATAAAACTATGTTACTTGTAATAATTAAACAACTATCACTATGAGTTGGTTGTGGTGTTGCATTAGAAGTACCACATAAACTTATATCTGAAACTTTAAGATCACTAATTATTTCTGCCATAAATAGTATATTTAAAAGAACACAATATTTTAAAATGAAAAAAAAAATTAATTATTTAAAGATGAGTTGGAGCATTAGTCCATTGGTAGTTAGTAGCTCCTAATAAACCAGTTCCTAATGGTTCTGCTCTACCAAGAAGTAACCATTTATTTGGAGCAACTACTTGACAATCAATTGTTGAACCAATACCGTGAGCAGCATTAGTAGCAGCATTTCTAACAAATAAAGCTTGGCATGTGGCATTACCTGGTTGAACTAATTCTGCAGCATTACCATCAGCAGCAGCGTTAGAGTTTACTAAATATGAACCATCGCTGAAAGTATCAGATGAAGAAGCAGTTCTTACTACTAATACTTGTGCCTCAGGAGTAGCATTTTGTACTAAAGTATATCTATCACCTAAAGATAAATCACTTGTTGCTGGTAAAGTTAATGTTGATGTAGCACCATTAGTAGCACAGAAATGCATTCTACCAGAGTCAACAACTCTTAAACTTCTAGTTCCAGCAAAAGTAACAGAACCATTAGTGTGTGATGGTTGTGGAGAAGCATTAGATGTTCCACTAATATTTAAAGCAGCTAATTTGAGATCATTGAGAATTTCGGCCATTGTAAAATTTTATAAATTATTAATAGAAAAAAAGTTTTAAATTATTACATTAATTAATTAATTTATTAATTATTTAATTTTAATTAAATTATTATTTTTTATTTTTTAGGATAATTTGTTTATTATTACACTAAAATAAATAAATAAATTATTATTATTTTTTTAATTTAATTAATTATTTAATTAAATTTTAATATATTTTAAAAAAATAGATACTACTTTCAAGTTTTTACTTAAAATATTAATTAAAAAATAATAAAATATGATTTTTAAACATAATTTCAAAAATATGATATTAAAATGAACTTAATTGGAGTAAGCAAGACCACCCATACCACTCATGATTCTAAGAACGTTGTAGTTAACAGCGAACATTTTAATCTTGGAAGCAGCAGCACTGGCTTCATAAGTTAATTGCATAGTAGCGTTATCAATTCTTGAGAAGTTGCATGTTCCTGATGGTTGATGTTCTTCTGGTGAAAGAGCGAATGAGTAAGTGTAGATATGTTTGTTTGGAACATTTGTGTGATGTTGGTAGTTTTGGACTAATCTAAAGTAGTCTGAGTTTCTAACTGTAAATCTATCATGTCCATTAAGTTGGAGTTTAGCAGTTTTGAATGAATCATCTTGTCCAAATGAGTTAGTTGATTGAGTTCCAGTGTATTTAACCCAACCACCACCTGTAATTGGATTAGCTGTACCATCTGGTGCAGCACCATTAGCACTAGTAACATGGACCCAGTAAAGTGCTTTAACTGGATGGTTATAGTTAAGAGTTACATTTTTGGTAGTAGCTGAAGCAGCAAGAGTTTCATCACCTGTGTTTTGGACTTGCTCAATAAGGTATTCGTGTGATACTTGAGCAAATCTTCTTCTTTCGTCAGTATCAAGGTAAACATAGTCAACACAGAGTTTGCATGAAGTCATAGCAGCACTTCCAGTTGCAGTAGTAGTATCAACAACTAAATCAGAAGCTGGTCTGAGTTCAAGATTGAGTTTGACTTCGTGATATTGAAGAGCAATAAGTGGTAAAGCGAGACCTGGGTTTCTGTTGAACCAGAATTGAAGTGGAACATAAAGCCTTCTGGCAGTTTTACCGTTGTTTTGAACACCAGCAGCTGTTTCGTGGTTACCAACCATAAGATCATAACCAACAGTTTTTTTACCAACTGGAACAGTTAACTCACTCCAGATATCCATCCATTCACCATAGTGTCTGTCGATAAGTTGACCACCGATTTCAATTTCGGCTTTTTTAATCATAACATTACCAACACTGTTTACCCACCAAGCAGCACCAGTAGCACTTAATTGTGGTAAGACACATTCAAGGTACATTTCTTTAATAAGATCACCATTTCTTGAAATAGTGGCAGTTACTCTTTTGTTGAAGTCAACTGATCCATTGAAAGATTGTTCAATAGATTCAACAGCGAAGTTAGTGTGTCTTCTGTAGACTACTTTAAAGAAAGTAATTTGTGGATTACCAGTAAGGTAAATATCTTGAGCGCCATAGGCGACTAATTGCATTAAACCTCCTCCCATAATAAATTTTTATAATTTATAGATAGAAAAAAAAAAATAAATTTAACTAAAGAAAAAATTTTTTTATAAAAATAATCTTTATTTTAAGTTATATTAAGATGTTTTTGTATTAATATGTATTGATTATTTAAAAAAAAAGATAGTTTTTATTAAAAAAAATAAATTATAATTTATAATAATTTAATTTAAATATTATTTTAAAAAATATACTAATAAATGATAATATTACCACCAGAAATTATTATTAAAATTTTAGCATTTACTAATTTAGATACTATTAAAAACTTTAGAAAAATTAATAAAAATTTAATTGATAATAATATTAATTTTATTTTTTTAAAATTATGTAAAACATATCCATTTCTAAAATATAATAAAAATAAAGTATCTAGTTTTCAAGATTTAGAAAATACATGGAATATGGAACAATATGAAAATAAATTTGATACTTGGATCAGATATGTAAAACGTTTTGATACAAGACAAAAAAATTTAATTTACGATTTATTAGTTAATATGGTATTTGATGAAAGTATTTTATTTCATGCTGTAAATAATTTTGATGATAATCGTATAGAAAAGTTTAAAAAATTATGTATTTGTAATCCAAATAAAAATAGTTATTTTTATAATTATTTAGGATCTGTAGATTATTAATATTACCTAAATTATATAAAAATTAATTAAATACTTTTTTATTATTTTTAAAGAAGTTAATGGAAATCCTATTTGATATATACATTCAATAATTTTATCTATTTTTCTTTCTTGTAAAAAATAATATGCTTCTTTGAATTCTAGATTAAGTTTATTCCTTAATCTACCATCATCATGATTAAAAATTGGCATCCATTTCTTACTATCTATTGTTGGAATAAAATATCCTACCATATGGTTTAAAGGTTTTTGTTTTTTATAGTCAAATTCAAAGATATATGTTGTATAATTTTTATAATTTTGATAATCTTTATGGTTTACTAAATGATATTTACTTGAATCAATATAATTTAATACCACTTGTCGATAACTAATGTAATCAAATATTTTGTTTAGCATAAATAATTTAAATTATTATTAATTTTAAAAGTAGAAAAAAATATTAAATAATATCTATCTTATGATAATTGAAAGTAAACAAATAACCCAACAATCAACTTAGTTGGAGTAAGCAAGACCACCCATACCACTCATGATTCTGAGAACGTTGTAGTTAACAGCGAATACTTTGAGGACACCAGCAGTAGCAACATCTGTTAATTGAAGAACGGCGTTATCAATTCTTGAGAAATTACAGGTTCCTGATGGTTGGTGTTCTTCTGGTGAAAGAGCGAATGAGTAGGTGTAAATGTATTGTTCAAGGTGATCATCAGTGATTAAATCATCTCCTACTCTTGGAACTCTGGTGTGGTGTTCGTAGTTTTGAACTTTTCTGAAGTAGTCAGCGTTTCTTTCGGTAAATCTATCGTGACCATTAAGTTGGAGTTTACCAGTTCCGAAAGCTTCAGCAGAAGCAGCATTAGTTGTACCGGTCCAGTTAAACCAAGCGTTACCAAAGTTACCTCTAGTTAAATCTTGAGAACCGTGCTCAGTTGATCTGCATACCCAAATTAATTCTTTAACTGGGTGGTTAAAGTTAAGAGTGGCGTTTTTAGAGCCAGCTGTGACAGCTTCATCACCAGTGAATTGAACTTGTTCAATAAGGTATTCGTGTGAAACTTGAGCGAATCTTCTTCTTTCATCGGTATCAAGGTAGACATAGTCAACATAGAGTTTGCAACCAAGAGTACCAGTTGGGGCAGTAGCATCAGCACCACAAACTAATTCATTGAGTGGTCTGGTTGTAAGGTTAACTTTGACTTCGTGGTATTGAAGAGCAATAAGTGGTAAAGCAAGACCTGGGTTTCTGCAGAACCAAAATTGAAGTGGTACATAGCATCTGATAATGGCTGCATCAGCATTATTTGCTGTTTGGTGACCCATTTGACCAGCTTCAGCATTATTAAGAACCATATTATCATAACCTCTTCTTTTGCCTTCTGGAACTGAAAGTTCAGACCAGATGTTCATCCATTCACCATAGTGTCTGTCAATAAGTTGACCACCAATTTCAATTTCACATTCTTTAACTAAAGCATTACCAACACCATATACCCATTCTGGATTACTAGTTGCACCAACTACTGGTAATTCAACTTCAAGGTACATTGCTTTGACTAAATCACCATTTCTTGAAATAGTAGCAGTGACTCTTCTGTTGAAGTCAACTGAACCGTTGAAAGTTTGTTCAATTGATTCAACAGCGAAGTTAGTGTGTCTTCTGTAGACAACTTTGAAAAAGGTAATTTGTGGATTACCAGTAAGATAGATATCTTGAGCGCCATAGGCGACTAATTGCATTAAACCTCCTCCCATTATAAAATTTTATAATCTATAGATAGATTATTATACATGTAAAATAATTTATTTTATTTTTAAAAAATATATTTATTACCTATTTAATACATATTTATCGATTAAAATTAAAAAAAAAGATAAAAAAAAATTAATTATTTAATAAAATTAAAATCCTTTTTATTCATTATAAAACACTTATTTTTATAGTTTTTGTTTATTTTTATAGATAATTATTATATATATATATGGTTAATCTACTATTATAAAAATCTAAAGATATCATTAAATGACACAATATTGTTCTGAACAAAAAATATTATTCTCTCAAATTAATAACAAAATTAAAGCCAAAGACATTGTCACAGAATGTATACATGCATTTAAAAATATAAATAAAAGTATTTTTGTTGATATAGAAAAAAAGGATCAAAATGATAAAAATAATAATCTAAATGAAATAGATAATAAAGTTAAAAATATTGAAAAAAAAGAGTTAAAAAACATAGGTGTTAGGATATTACTTTATTATGCTACTCCTGAAAATAGAATCGCTACTGCTAATTTATATGATGATTATTTTATTGAAGAAGATATTCCGGAGATATATTACAACTTTATAAATAATCATCAAATGTTTGAACCTTTAAGAAATGCTACTGATTTTAGATTTTTGGAAATACATGGTGATACTAGTGAAACATGTATTTCTGTAATTAAAGTTAGAGTTTACTTTAATAATCTAAAACCTTCAAATAATGATAAAACATCAATAGATTATAAATTTATAGTACAGAGAATTTCTATGCCAGAAAGAGATCTAAACTTTGACTGGAGAGTAGCTAGTATAACAATTATCTAA